GGTCTATACGGATATATCCGACTACGACATTGCGCGCACCGGCCACACAAGGGTCGGCCCCGATCAGTTTGCGTCTTCGGGAGGAGGGTCACGTTCCGGTGGTGAGTTGCTGGACCTGCTGTCGTTCCAGCCGCAGGCGGAGGCTTACCCCATCTCTGAACACGGGCCAGCAGAATCCAACATAGAAGTGCTCGAAGCCATGCAACTCCAGGAATACAACGAGAGGTTGGCTACGAGGCGCCCCCCAAGAAGAATCAAGGGCGGCGGCACGGGCCTGGGCACGACCTACGGAGGGCCCATCAATCGGTATGGAAGCGGTATGCTGGAGACGACCGGACCTTCTGCACCAAGGTCTACGACTCTCCTGGGGAGTGGCGGAGAATATCCTCGATACTCAGTCGGAAGCGGAGGCACATATGTCGATTACGGCAAAGGGAAAGGGCTGGAGTTTTATAGTCGGTAACCTGGCGCACAGCCTTTCGTAGAGGGATAAGGATTTGGACTCCAAGTTCGTCATCACCCTCGCCGCCGGACTGGCACTTCAAGCCGCCGCCGCAATCTGGTGGTTGGCAACATTGAGCGCGACCGTGCAACACAATGATTTTCAGATTCAGATGATCGGCAAGGACGTCGAGAAGAACTCGAAGTTCGTGGAACTATGGCCCGCTGGTAAGTGGGGAAGTGGTTCTCTGCCATCGGACGTAAGACAGGATTTGAAGATCGGCACGCTAGAGATGCAGGTCAAGAGACTGACTGATCGGATTTACAACGGATCGAAGTAGAAGGAGTGACGAACTATGGGAATGGGCGGAGGGATGCCAGCTATGCCTACCCCGATGGCGGCTCCCCCACGACGAGAGCCGCAGGTGTTCACGGAGATCCCCCAATACGAGCTCAACAGATTTGAACTGTCGAGGATTGGGCCGGACCAGTTCGTGGATTCGCGGGGGAACACAAGGAGCGGGCCGGAGGTCAAGTCGCTCATCGCCAGCCAACCGGAGTCGGCTGAAACCCGGTCACAGAGACAGCAAAGCGTAGGCGAGCGTCTGTCCGTTGAACAACCGCTGGCGACCCTGGCTCAGGTTGATACGGCGGCCGCGGCGGCCGCCAAGAAGGCAGAGGAAGACAGGGCGCGCGGGAGGTATGGCGTGAAGGAGACGAGCGTGACTGGACCGCTCGGACTTTCCGGGCCGGCCCCGACGAGATACGCTACGCTACTTGGAGCCTGAGATGGCCGCGGAGATCGAAGACATACTGGCTCAACATCGCGCCATGGTGTCGGTGCGCGATCTGTGGATTACGCGCTGGCAGGACATCGCCGACTACATCCATCCACGCCGTGCCCAGTTCACGGGGACAACAACGCCTGGCGCCAAACGGACCAGCAAGCTGTTCGATTCCACGGCCATCAATGCCAACGAGGACCTCTCGTCCGCGATGGGCGGAACCCTGACGTCGAAGGCCAATAAATGGTTCACCCTTCGGATGCGGAACGAGGGGCTCCAGGAATTTGATGACACTAAAAAATGGCTGGAGATATGCGGGTTGCGAATGATGGCGGCCTTCGAGCAATCTAATTTTTACAGCGAGATATCCGAGGTCTTCTTGGACCTTCCATCTTTCGCCACGGCTTGCCTCCTCGCCGAGGAACGGCCAATCGGTAGCGGTGACACATTCGAGATCGCGCCGACAATGGAGGAGGAGGCTGGGCTCAATACCTTCGAGGGATTCGTCTTCCGCTCCTACCCTCTCTCCGAGTTCGTGATTTCCGAGGGCGTCGAGGGCGAGGTCGATACGGTCTTCCGCTCTTTCAGCCTCACGCCGGTGGTCGCAGAAAAGAGGTGGGGCAAGGAAGCGCTTTCGGAACCAGTCCAGAAGTCGCTCCCAGAAAAGACTCGATACTCGCCGTTCAAAATCCTTCACGCGGTCTACCCAAGGTCCGATCCCAAGGGGGAAGAAAAACCGTGGGCGAGTGTGTATATCGATCACTCGGCCAGCCACATCATCGCGGAGGGTGGATACGAGGAGTTCCCGTACATGGTGCCCCGGTGGTCCAAATCCTCGGGCGAAATTTACGGTCGCGGGCCGGGACTCACAGCTCTCCCAGATATCAAGACGCTCAACAAGGCCGAGGAGCTCCAGCTCAAAGCCTGGGCCCGGGATGTCTTTCCGCCGGTCGGCGTGCTCGACGACGGCGTGGTGGGCACCGTTAGGCTCACCCCGGGCGCGCAGACGGCTGTGAGATCGAGAGATAGCATCTTCCCCATCACGACAGGGGCACGGTGGGATGTGTCGCAGATCAAGGGCGAGGAGAAGCGTTCCAGCATCCGTAAGATTTTTTACAACGATCAGCTCCAATTCCAGAACACCCAGCAGATGACGGCCACGGAGTCGGACCATCGCTTCGACCTCATGCAACGGCTCCTTGGGCCGACGGCCGGCAGGATAGAGTCGGAGCTACTCACGCCACTGATCGACCGGACGTTTGCAATCATGTTAAGGGCGGGCGCTTTTCCACCCACACCAGAATCCATCGCCACTAATTCTGTGGAGGGGGACGTCCAGATAGACGTGGAATACGAGGGTCCCCTCGCGCGCGCCCAGAGGCTCCGCGACCTGACGGCGTTCCAACGCTTCCAGGAGGGTATAGCCGGCCTGGTCGAGCGGGAGCCATCGCTCATGGACCTCATTGACGGTGATGAAGCGGTAAAGACCCTCGCCGACGTTGTCGGCGTCCCGAAGCGCATCCTCCGGGACCCTAGAGGGGTAGCCGAAATCAGGGCCGAGAGAGCCCAGAGAGCCCAGGCGGAGGCGCAAAAGCAGGACTTGGAGAGACAGGCCGAGGCCGCAGGAAAAGCCGCGCCCGCTTTCAAGATCGCCTCTGAACAGGGATTGCTTGGACCGGCTCCAGGACCAGGGCCCGCCGTTGGACCGGCTCCAGGACCAGGACCCGCCGAGGATGAAGAATTTTGAATCAACAGGAGCTGTGGGCGCGAGCGAGAGACTATACTTCGACATTCCTGGGGGGGGCCGGTGAGAAGGTACTTCTCGATCTGGAGGAAAGGTTCTCCAACCGCTCTTCATTCGTCCCCGGCGACCCACATCATACCGCCATCAAGGAGGGGCACCGCGAGGTGTATCTCCACATCCAGACGATGATGAGGCTCGGGCTTGGGCCGGAGCCAGAGGATGACCCGGACATCTTGGAGGACACCGAATCCCACGCGATAGAGGGAGCCTGACCATGGCGGTTGAGGAAAAAGATGTGGAGATCGTTGAGACCCAGGAGGCCGCAGAGCCCACGACGCTCCTCGCTGGAGAGGACGCTGGAAGTGTCGAGGCGCCAGACTCGGCCGCCACGGAAGATCGGCCATACGGGAAGTTCGACGACGCGGCGGGCCTACTGAGGGGATACGAGGAGCTCGAATCTCTCCAGGGGGGTTCTGTGCGGATTCCAGGCGAGGATTCCACGCCGGAGGAGATCGAGAAATTCAATGGCCGCATGAGACCCGAAAAGCCAGATGGCTATGTGCTGGAGCGTCCAGAGGATATGCCGGAGGGACTTGAGTACAACGAAGGCTTCGCGCGGAACTTCGCCGAGGCCGCCCACGCGAATGGCCTGTCCAAGCGCCAGGTCGATGGCCTCCACAAGTGGTGGAACACCGCGCAGGCCGAAACATACACTTCCAATTTACACGAGGCGAACGACGCAGAAAAGGGCCTCAAGGCAGAGCTCGGCGTGAAGTATCCCGAGACCATCGCGCACGCCAAGCGGGTGATAGCCGGCATCGAGGACGGCGAGGTCAGGGATGCCTTCCTCAAGACAGCCCTGGGGAACCATCCGGGCATGATCAAGTTCCTGGCAGGCGTCGGCGCTCGCATGGGTGAAGGGGCAACCGTCCAGGGAGAGGGATCGCCCAGGAGCGGTGCGTCGAAGGAGGAGGTCGCGGGCAAGATCAAGGAAATTTATGCCGACCCCAAGCACGCATATCACGGCAACTCGACGACCGAGGGCCATCGAGAGGCCGTCGCGGAGATGACGAAGCTAAACGTGGAGCTCGCGGCCATCAACACGGCCGAGGAGCAAGCCAGCAGAGCATTGTAAGAGATTTTCCAGGGGAACCCCAATGGGGTCCTGGTGCTGATGGGCAAGCCATCCGATTACGCCTCGTAAGGGCGCAGGAATGGGTCCGTGTGATCGGGCAACCCTCCGACTGGGAATCGTTGAAGCACACAGACCAGAAGTCAGAGGGGGTAATCCGACATGAGTACGTCAGTAGACATCGCTTTTGTTCAGCAATTCAACGCGAACGTCTTGCACCTCGCCCAGCAGAAGGGATCGCGCTTGCGCGACAAGGTGAGGGTCAAGACCGACATCGTGGGGAAGTCATCTCACTTCGAGCGCCTGGCGTCCGGGTCGATGTTCAAGCGGACATCTCGGCACCAGGACACACAGATCGGAAACCTGGCCCATTCGAGGCGCAGGGTAACCCTGGACGACTACGAACGGGGAGAGCTGATCGACGAGGAAGATGACTTCAAAATGCTCATCGACCCGGACAACGAGTACGCAATCGCTCTCGGCAATGCGGCCGGCCGGCAGATCGATGACGTGATCATCACCGCGGCGACCGCGGCTTCGACCAACGTGGCGGCCGACGACACGACCTCCACCACGGCGCTACCGTCCACACAGATGATCACGGCTGGGGGCGCAGGTCTCACCCTGGCGAAGATTATCAGTGCGGCGAAAATCCTGAATCAAGCCGACGTGCCCGACGAGGATCGCGTGTTCGTTTATAACGGCGCCAGCCTCGAGGACCTGCTGAATGACAGCACCATCACAAGCGCTGACTACAACACCGTCAGATTGCTTATGCAGGGTGCGGTGGACACGTTCATGGGATTCAGTTGGGTACGGTCAGAGCGCCTCATCACCGACGGCACGAACAGGCAGAACCTCGCCTACCATCGCAACGCGATTGGTCTCGCCATTGGCAAGGAGGTCTCGACCGCCTTCGACAAAAGGCCTGACAAAAGTAACGCGATGCAGGTCCTTGTGAAGCTGTCCATCGGTGCTGTCCGCATCGAGGAAACGCCTGTCGTTTCGATCAAGGTCGTTGAGTAATCAGAAACAGCTAACCGAGTAATCGGAAGGAGCTCGAAAGATGGCGGCATTTACGGGAACACCAGTGAATAGTGACCTGATGGCAGACCAGAAGGACGCGGACAGCACGGGCGCGAGAGCTGATTCACTCGCGACTTCGGCTGGGGTCCACGCGGCCTACGCGGAGTACACCCACTCCTCGACGGCGGGAACCGGCACGGGTGCGATTGATATGTTTCGACTCCCCGCTGGCCGGCTCAGAATCTTGTGCGATCAGAGCCGTGTCGTGACGAGCGCGTTTGCCTCCAACGCCGACCTGCATATCGGCTATCGCGCCCACACCGACCTGGATGGTGATGCGGTGGTGGAGGACGATAATGCCTTTTCGGACAACCTGGATGCCGGCGGTGGCGCCCTGGATGTGGCATGGGCCCTCCCTGCCGGAGGTATCCTCGAGCTGAACTCCGAGGAGGGGGTGGATATCTACTGCCTTGTGGATACGGGCAATATCGAGGCGACCGACACGATCAATCTCCTCTGCCTGTACCAGATGATGTGATCCAGCGCTGTCGGGGGGGATGGGACTGTTACTGTCTGGGCGGGGAGGCCCTGGGGCTGGGCGGTCTCTCCCCCCCCCCGGCGAAAGGCTGGGCATAATGATCGAGCCCATGACCCTGAGAACGTCAACCTTCGCACAGGAACGCGCAGGCTGGCGCTATCGAGGCATCGTCGGCCGAGGAGTCGCCCCGAAGGAGACGGGGGAATTTGAAGGACAACAACTCCTGGTTGTCTGCGGCGGGAGATGTGTGTGGGAAGACATTGCTCTTTTCGTCCGGTCTCCGGCCCTCGCCAGCGCGCAGAGGCAACTGCTCGAATGGGCGAGGGTGGAGGGGCAGGATGTGATGGCGATAAACGACATAGGAATGTATCTCCACTGTGAGGTCGATCACTGGGCCTCCCTGCACTCCGAGATCATGGTCAAGGAGCGGGACATTCGGAATCTAAGAACACTACCTGGGAAGGCACGCACTCACTCCTGGCGAGCGGCGCAGGGGGTCCAGACGGTATGGCCCATCGAGAACACGGGTGGGCTGTCGGGCCTCTTCGGCGTGAAGGTCGGCCTACTGCTCGGATATGAGACTATCGTTCTGGCTGGGTGCCCGATGGACGCCAGCGGGAAATTCTTCGAGGCCGCCGGCGTCGGTGGTGGGCACGGAGATAAGGGGCAACTCGATGCCTGGCGAGACGCCATCGCAGGGAACGCTGAGATTCGCAATCGGGTCCGGCCGCTCTCAGGATGGATGACCGGCCATCTCGCGCCGTGGGACAGAAGATCAGGCTGTGATCGACCCCAGGGATGACGATCATTATCGAGCCTGCCGAAAGCTCATCACTTCCGTCCTCCTCGACGCGATCTGTGATTGGCGCGCGGACCTTG